GCAATTTACTTCCCACTTGGCGCGTGGGGTAAAATAGGTTCGTTGAACTAGCCCAACCTGAGCTGTTTTTGGGGCAAGGCTTGGGGGGTATCTGCCCTGTTAAAGCGGAGGGAAACCGCTCGTGCTCGGAAAGTAGGGAGTGCGAGATCATGAAGGACGTGGTTAGGCACGTCTCGGCCAGAGATAGGGAGAGCGAAGTGGGTCGCATCCTTAAGGAGGTCCGGGAGTGCCAAACTATCAACCGAGTGGTCGAGCATGTAACTGCTAACAAGGACTGCCGGGTCAATAATTTAAAGAGTCCCAGTAACACTGGTTGGTTAGCTCGTGGAGTGGCCGGTGTTATGAGCTGCTGTGGTAACATAGTAGATGGGCTGCGGTCTTCAATTTACACAAATGCGAGGACCGGTGAGCTAACTGTCAGAATGGTAGGTACGCGGGATTTGCGTAGGTATCTTACCATTGCCCGAGATGTTGGTCTTCGGACTATGGGCTTGGGAACTGATGGTAGTGTCCTCAACCGAGGGCTGGCGTGGATGGAGTTCCCGCGTCGGTACAGGAACCTGGCAGGAGGTGCTGTGTGTGTCTTGGGTGCTGCTGCGGCGTATGCCGTAGTGGTGGGCCTAAACCGCAGAAGCTTCCTTGCTATTGGTGATGGTGCTGAGTGTGGTGGCTCGCAGTCGGTAGGACAGGATTCGGAGGCCTCCCCTCGATTGGGGCCCCTTCCTGGGTCTGAAAGCTGTTGTTCACAAAAGTACAAGGTTGGGGATGAAGAGGAGGAGTACCATCCACGGTGCATCCACACCGGCAAGTCGGAGGGACTTGTTAACCAGGATCTCTTGGCGTACTTGCGCCCTTATGCGGTGTTTCAAAAGCGCACGGCCAGCTTGCTGGCCATCTTAAAAGGACGAGCCATATTATGGAGGAGAAGGCAAAGGGTGTCGGAACATTGTTTCGCACACGCTCTTCCAGGTACTTTAGTGGCTGCAATGGAGATGGCGCATGAGGAGGTTCTGGCTTTACGAGCTTTGGGAATGCATTCGGAGGCCGGCAGAGATGTCTATGCCGAAGGTGTTGACCCTTCAAAGCTTCGTCGGTGGTGGAGCCGTGGTGGTACAGAAGATTGGATACGGCCGGGTTGGTTACTCGGTACGTTTAAGGTTGAGGGATGATGGGGTTCGGAACTTGTGGAGCGGGTCCATTCGCCTGACGTGGCTATGCCGCGTTCTAATAGGTGGATCTGCAGGTACAGTTCTAGTCCCTGTTTAATGGGTGGGAAATTTTTAAGGCCCATTCTTCAGCCGAAATGGGGGACGTGTGCGACTGTGCATGCTGGGTGCTTTTGCACTGAGAAGGCTGCACTAGCAAGGCGGGTGTTTGTCGAGAAGCGACAAGCTACAGATGATGCTGTTGTGGCGTTTGGCAAAGCAAGTAAGGAGCTGGCTAAGCGTTTTGGCAGCCCACGCTTGGCACCCTGGAGCGAGGAAGAGGTTGTTGCCTCTGCTCCACGTGATAAGCGTTCCATCTATGAGAAGGCGCGAGCTTCTCTCTTGGAGAATCCGGTGAGGTCAAAGGATGCGAGGGTCAAGATGTTTGTTAAACCAGACAAGTTGACTGACGTGTCTGATGAGCCTAAGAAGCCGAGAGCTATCCAGGGGAGGAGCCCCAGGTTTAATGTGATTTATGGCAAGTACATCAAGCCAATTGAGCATTACCTTTCAGGATGGAATGGTGTTCGCAGGGGTGTTAAGAGGACAAGGGTTTTTGCCAAGGGCTTGAATTGGGAGGCGAGAGCCAAGTTGGTTATTGAAAAACTGGAGCGGTTTAATTACTGCGTTAGCTTGGATGCTTCGGCTTTTGATGCAAGTGTAAGGGTATGGCATCTGTTGGGTGTGCACCGTGTGTACAAGGCGCTGATTGGAAAAGACCCTGAGTTTCTTTGGGCCATGAACGAAACTCTTGTCAATACTGGTATGACAGCCCACGGAATTTGGTACAAGATAATTGGTAACCGGATGAGTGGGGATATGGACACTGGTATAGGCAACAGCCTCATTGCGTTTTTGCTGGTCTGGACAGCTGTGAGACGCATGGGGCTGCGCAAATGGGATCTGCTCTGTGATGGAGACGACATTTTGGTATTTACGGACGTGTTTGTTTCCAGAGAAGAGTGGATTGAGCGCGGAGCGGAGTTGGGGTTTGATTGGAAAGTTGAGGGTTATTGGAAGCGAGGAGATCCTTTGGAGAGCATTGAGTTCTGTAGGCATAGGCTGGTTTGTGTTGCGGGAGTCTGGCGCTTCGTAAGAGGTGCCAGGGCACTTGCCACATTCGGGGTGACGCACGTCCATGTGGGCCGTAAGGCACATCGGAGGTATATGAAAGGCGTTGCTATGTCGGAGATGCATGCTTCAAGGGGGGTTCCTTGCGCGTCAGTGTTAAGTTGCGAAGTGTACAGGAGAGTCCGAGACTTAAAGGCTCTGTTTGTGCACTCCGACCTTTATAAGTTTGGTAGTTATGTTAGTGTTGATGCGTTGGAGAAAATTAATTTTGACTCCAACACGATAGCACTGAGCACGCGACTAAGCTATGAGAGGGCTTTTGGTGTTTCTGTTGGGGACCAGAAACGCTACGAGCAAGCGGTGCCATCCATAGTGGCAAAGTATCTTGATGAAGAAACCATACCTTGCGTAGATGCAGTCATTGAAGGGCAAGACCAGGAATGGGGCTACCCGGAGATGCGCTGTTGCGTAGTATAACCCATGTGGGTTTGGTGCTGGGAGGGTGTGAACGACCAGTACTGACCCATAACCATGGCACACCAAATGTGTGACCGAAAGCTAGGTGGTGGAATCTTGGGGAGAGGATCCTGTGTCGAGAGGCATGGGCCGGCGGTCCTGCGAGAGCGGACTGCCGCGAAATCCAACGAACGAGTATGAAGCCATTTGGTGGGATGGTGTTTGGGCTTGTGGCTAAGGTTCAGGGGAGGGTTTAGGTTGGCCTCTTAGCCGGGTGGCGATTGTTGAGTAAACAGCATAGTTACTAATGGCTCTGGGGCTGGAGCTTGTCGTTAACCTAAATGTGCTTGCTTGATCTGATGGCGTGAAGCTTGTATTCACCCCGTTGATGGGGCGGAAGACATGGTCCAATTGTGTTGAGGACAAACCACAAAGTGTCGACCCTTTTGTTTGCACATGGCACGCGGGGCTAGTACGTTGATGAGGTGGTGTGGCAGGCCCTGGTTTTGTTGCAGACTAGGTGCCTTATATTGCAACACGAGTTGGAAAATCCTGCTTTATTGGATAGGGCACGTGCCCAGCCGGCCAACTCGTAACAGGC